TTATTTTGAGAAAAAAAAAGTGGGATTATAGAAAGTCATTAAATAATTACCATAAAATGACTTTTTCCGTTTATGGTGTTATAGTGTATTACCATTAAAAAAAGTGTTAGGGTCCATGGTAATAAATATTGTACTAAAAGGTGCTTTTTTGTTGGTAAGGTGAAAATACTTAATTTTCAAAAAAGGTGTTATAGTGATGGTAATAATAAAAGTGAAAAATGAAAGTGAAAGTTTTACACCTTTTATCATTTCAAACGCCCATTATTATATAATAAAAAATTTATTTATTATTTATTAAAATTAATATTTGTAAATAACAAAAACTAATATAAAATGAATAATAACTTTAAATTTAGTTTAGAAGAAAACGAACCTTTTAAGTTTGATTATGATACTAATAAACTTTATTGCGTATTGTGTGAATATGTATATAATGTACACAATGACCTTTTACAGTAGTAAAATATACTGACTCAATTATAGAAATAACATATGAGTTATGTTAAAAATGTATTTATTCATTTAAAAATTGTATGGAATGTAAAAGAGAATTACAAGAACCTTGGTTTCGTTTTTCTAGAAAAGGCATTATGTCGAAGATTGTAATAGTCAAATTATAATCTTCTTTTCTTATAGGTAAAACATCTAAAATGCCTGCCTCGGTTACTAATTTCGATAATAATAATGCTGATTTATATCTTATTACAATTGATGAAGTATATGTTTCGTAAAAAGAATTGATAATATTTCATAATTCATTGATATATAAAATATCCATTTATAATATAAATATCAATTTTATATTATAATAAAGAAAATCTAAAGCATATTTTGAGTTTATGGATCGTAATAAAGGATATATATAGTTTTCATATGAATAATCGTGTCTTCACTGTAAAATAAAATTTATTTATTTTGTGTAAATAAATAATATTGTAATAATCCAAACAAAGTAATGACACCATTAGAGATGTTTGAATGCTCTATCTGTTTAGACATAATCCGTTATGATGGGTGTATGACAATATGTAATAATATATATCATGCGAACCGTTTAACTGCTTGGTATACTATGGGGTCTGAATTGTCCGTTATGTCGCACCGTTCAAAGCGTTGAATATTATGAAAACAATCAAAATAATCAAAATAATAAAAATAATGAAAACAATGAAAATAATGAAAATAATGAAAATATTGAAAACAATCAAAATAATATAATAAACAATCAAAATAATTTGTATATCGAAAACACGCCTACTTGGATGGATGATGTGACTGACTATAATTATATTTTACAGGAACTGAATAATACAATTCATACTAATAATGTTGATAATATATTCGTGGTCAATTAGAATAAAATAAATTGGTTTTACCAATAACATCCCCCCTCAATATTTTGGTATCCATCCGGGCTTTCTTCTTTGGTAGGTCGTGTCCAATGTTTATTATTAAATAATCTTAATACGCTGGGTCGTTCTTGTAGCCAACGCTTACCATATATACCAAAATACATTTGTAGAACACCGCCAATATAAATAGCTGATTTATTTAATTTATATATTTCGTGACAAACTAAATTACCATATCCTCCACAAGAACATAGTGCGATATCAAACTCGTGTTGTATTTTTTTTATTTCACTCATAAAATGTTCTAATTCTATATCAAATTCTTTTGATTGGTTCGATGCGTGTGTTTGCGGCGGTTTAATAAAAACAAAAGAGCATTCTGGAAATAAATCCACGCCATATATTTCTGGTAATATATTTAGTTTTTCTTTCATGCTTTTAATAAACGGTGAAATTATTAATAACCGTTTTCCTTTTAATGCTTGGGTCCACGGATTATTATATATATTATGAAATATATCTATTGTGAATCCCCAAAATTTTGCTTTATTGTTACATTTCTTATTAATAAACGCTTGATACTCTTGTAGGTAGTGTAAGCGTCCGCCGGGTTCCCATTCAAAATATGTATCGGAACTCTCGAATGCGTTTAAATACATTGTTGCGTATTTAAATACGCTTGATATATTAGAACATTTTATACCGGCGTTGGTTTTTAACGATTGACACATATGTTGTAATGTTAGAATTTGTTCTCTTGTTATACGATTATTATTTTCTAAAATAGGTATAGCAACGGAACAAATAGTAGTTTCACTACCGCATTGTATACGTGGGAGTATAAAATTAATATTATTTGAAATTTTATTATGAATATAATTATATAGTTGATTATTTTCTTTGTAAATATTATATCTCCAATCATTTGGCGTGTTATTTGCCCAATTTGGGTGGGTTTTGGGTACAACCGGAGTAATAAATACATATGGTGATGGAACTCTAGTGGTTTCGTTATATGTTCTAAAATTACTTTTATGATTATGATAAGTTTTAATATAATATGGTTCATTATATATTTTATATCCCAAAATTGCAAAAATATAATTTATATGATTATCGCATCCAGGTCTTCCAAGTTCAAAATCTGTTATTAATTGTTGAGATTTATTAATATTAAAATTGCTATGATAAATCCAAGTATCTTGAGAACAGCTGACTGGTCCAAATAATTTACAATTGGTTAAATCTGTATCGGTATACTCAAATCTCAGTAAACTATATATCATTTTTTTACAAGATAATCCGCTGGTATATAAGTTATGTAATGTGTTATCAAAAAAAATGTCTGAATTAGCTATTATAATATATCCTTCCAATTTGTAGCGGTCTACTATAGCAAAGGCATTTCTATATTGCATTCGTTTTTTAATATTAATTTGTGTTATTTTGGCTTTATAATTAGCGTCCGCTAATTGTAGTTCTGAATCAGTATATTCTCTTTCAGTAATCAGAAATATTGTAGAAATCAAAGGATTTTTTAAATTAAAATTCAAGCATTCTATTATTTCTTGTTGTCTTAAATGACTACTGCTAATATAAAACTGGGTTATTAATATAATATTATCGTTAACTGGTTCGCATTGTTCAGTAACCTCAGAAATTATTTCAGAGTTCATTATTATTCAGTTAGATAATAAATACTATTTAAATGCTAATTTATTAATAATATATTAGGATATAATGAGGGGCACGTTTAAATAAATAATAAAAGTGAAAAGTGAAAGTGAAAGTTTTACACCTTTTCTCATTTCAAACGCCCATTATTATATAATAAAAAATGTATTTATTCATTTAAAAATTGTATGGAATGTAAAAGAGAATTACAAGAACCTCGGGAAGAAGTTTATTTCAACATTAAAAATAAAACTTACTTTGTTCTTGTTGTTATAACGATAAACGAAATAACTAATTTTGAAAAAAGGTGTTATGGTGATGGTAATAATAGAAAGTGAAAAGTGAAAAGCAAAAGTTTTTAATAGAAAGTAAAAATGTACAAAAAAAGGTATGTCCAAAGTTAAAAAAATGACGAATTATTTTGAGAAAAAAAAAGTGGGATTATAGAAAGTCA